TCTATGGTTGTTAATCCAACTTTATTTGCAGACATTCTAAATCCAGCATCTGGTATTGCTCAGTACTTTATCAGAAATGATGCAGTTGGCGAAGGTAATCGTGGATTGCGTTCTGGCATGGTAGGTTCTTTATATGGAATGGATGTTTATATGTCTAATTCTTTTGGAACTGGTGGCAATGCAAATACAATCTCTGGTGCTATTTTTCACCGCACTGCTTGTGCTATTGCAGTACAACAAGAGGTTCGTGTACAGTCAGAATATTCAATTGATGCGTTAGGTACTAAAGTCGTTGCAGACTTATTGTATGGCGTAAAGAGAATTGATGACACTGATAACAAGCGTGGTATTAAAATCAGAAACAAAGACTAATATAGTCTTGGATTAATAAATGGGGCATGATTCGCTCTGCCCCATATTAAAAAGGAACATCAAATGCAATATTGGAAAAATTTTAAAAATGGCAGAGTTGAAAGGGTAGAAGAAGATCAAGCTGCAAAGCATCCTGAACTAATAGATTTATATACTAATCAAGGTTATGTTAGAGTGATGAGTGAAGACAGTGATGAACTATATGCCAAGCCCAAAAAACGAATAGCGAAGAAAAAGAAGAAAAATAAGAAGTAACGCTTTTAAAAACTTTACTTCTATTTTTAATTTTTAATAGTAATTATAACTCATTCACGCTAGTCATAGCTTAGAGAGGAAGAAAAAATGGCAGATTTACACACTTATTCAGTTCAAGAAGCATTAAATACTACAGTTGGTGGTGGGTGGTCAGTATCATCTGCTGGTACTGCTGGTTCTAGTGCAGATGTTAATAATACCACTCACAAATCAATAAGTTCCAACACTGGAAACATTGGTGTTTATAGTGCGGTAGAAATTTATTTTAATTTTACAACAAGTGAAACTAATGTAAACGCATCTAATGATTTACTAATTCCAAAGAATACATTGACTTTTATAACAGTGCCACGTTCACTTGGAAACACGATCTATTTTAATTATAACTCAACATCAACAACTACTGGAGCGGTTAGGATAGTAGAATGTTAAAAGGAATGGTTGATTCAATAGCCACTGGTCTAGCTAGTGGTGGCACTGTAGATGGCGATTTAGTAGTTACTGGAGATTTTAAGGTTGAGGGTGCTGGTAGTTTCGCATTTGATGAAATTGTTGAAGGAACATTGCAAGTAAATGCTACTGGTACTGCATCACAAGCATTAAAATTAATTGGGCAAAGCAGTCAAGTAAGTATTGGATTACAACCAGATAGTGGTTCAACTACTCATAGCATTGTTGCGGTGTCTAATATATTATCATTTAGACCACAAGGAACAAGCGTATTAAATGTATTGAGTACAGGTCGTGTTGGTATAAACACAACATCCCCTTCAGACCCTCTTCATGTTGTAGGTAATGCAAAGATTACTGGTTTATTGTCGTTTAATGGTGCTAGTTACATACAAGATGTAAGCAATAATTATTTAAAATTAAGAATAGCTAATGGAGATTACTTTGCTATTCATGGTGGTGCATCTGATACAGAATATTTTAGACTTACTGACGATGGAAAAATTGGTATTGGCACATCCTCGCCTAGCCACCCATTGCACATTAATTCAAATGTATCCAATGGTCAATTACTACAATTACATAATACAAATACTGGAGATGGAACATTTATAAAATTTACTGGTGCACATAGCACTAGCGAAGATTGGCAAATAGGTTCAGGTACATTAGGATATTATATATATAATCTTACAGACTCATCTATGGGGTTAATGGTTTCTAATGCTGGTAATGTTGGTATTGGTACATCTTCTCCATTAGCTAAATTAAACGTAGACATATCATCTAATGCAGTAGGCATTCTTGTAAATGCTACAGATAGCAATGACTCAATAATGCAATTTACTAATTCAACAACTGGTACTGGTACAAGTGATGGGTTTGAAGTTGGGTTAGAATATTCAGAAGATGCAGTTTTAAGGTTGTGGGAAACTGGTAAAAAAATATTATTTAAAACTGGTGGCGATAATACAAGAATGGCTATTGACGATAGTGGTCGGGTTGGTATTGGTACAGACTCGCCTAGCAATAAGCTCCACATTTTTGATGGTACATATAATTTATTATTTGATGGTAATGAAATTAACCATTCTGATGCTAATGACTTTTTTATTAAAAGTGGTGGTAGTATAAAATTTCAACCTAGTGCTACAACAAGATTTGTTCTTGATTCCAATTCTCGAATTAGTCTATCTAATAATGATAGTGGCACTCAAAATTCTGTATTTGGTTCTTCTGCTGGTAATGCTTTAGCAAGTGGATCGCAAGGAAACTCATCTTTTGGGCACGAATCATTGCTAAATACCTCAACTGGAGATAGAAATACCGCACTAGGTTATCAATCATTAAGACATAATTCTACTGGGAGCAATAATGTTGCAGTAGGATATGAAGCATTAAGAGCATCTAGTGGAAATTCTACTTCTAACAATGTAGCCCTTGGAAATTATACCATGTATAGTCTGTCTACTGGTGGCACAAATGTTGCAGTAGGGGGTTCTGCTTTATATCATAATGGTTCGGGTAATTATAATACTGCTATTGGCGTAGAATCTATGCAAGGTGCTAGTGGTCAATCGCATTCAAATAATACATCTGTAGGTTATAAAAGTTTATATTCAATAACAACTGCAAGTGCTAGTGTTGCAGTTGGTAAAGAAGCATTGTATTCTACGACAACTGGTGGTAGCAATACTGCTTTAGGACACCAAGCAATGTATTATGGAACTGAAAGTGATTCTAATGTTGCAGTAGGTCAAAGTGCTTTAGAAAAAAATGTTACTGGAGATGATAATACTGCACTAGGTTATCAATCTCAGTATGGTGCGAGTGGTCAATCACATTCTACTAATACATCTGTAGGGTATCAAAGTTTAAAAAATATTACAACTGGTAGCTCGAACGTTGCAGCTGGTGCTAATTCATTACAAAGCAATACCACTGGAACAGGGAATGTTTCATTAGGTCAAGAAGCTATGTATGGCGGTAATAGAAGTGGAGATATAGCAATAGGGCAACAGGCAATGTACCAAGCTCCAACTGGTGGTCTAAACTATGCCATAGGTAGATATGCGTTAATGGATGCAAATGCTGGAACTGATTCATTAAGTTCAACAACTAATATTGCTATAGGTCAGTCTGCTTTAGGTGGAACGTGGGCAAATGTAGCATCTAGTTACAATATAGCGATTGGTCATTATAGTATGGATGCATCAATGAATGGTGCTATTACAAATATTGCAGTTGGGCATTATACGTTATCAGATTTAACTGAAGGTGATTCTAATTCTGTCTTGGGTTATAATGCAGGTAATTCAATTACCTCGGGTGGCACAAATATATTAATTGGCAGAAATGCTGGTTCATCAGCAACTGCTATGAATTCAGCAGTTATTATTGGCACTTTTGCTGGAGATGCCATAAATACTAGTAATTCTAATGGTTCAGTTTTAATAGGTTATCAAGCTGGTACTGACCAAACTGCTGGTATTAATACATTCATTGGTTACGATTCGGGCAGACATAATGGATCTGGTACTTATAATACTGCTCTAGGCTATAATAGCATGAAAGGTGTATCGGGTAATTCTTTTAGCAGTAACACCGCTATAGGTTATGAATCGTTAAAAGGAATTACAACAGGTGGTACAAATGTTGCATTAGGTGCAGATTCTGCTTTTTCTCTTACAACTCAAAGTACAAATGTCATTATTGGAGCTGCTTCAGGGTATAGTATAGCTGGTTCAAATTCAATAGAAAATGTAATTATTGGTGGATATGCTGGAACTGGTGGAAGTGGAGATTTAAAAAGGGTTATTGCTATAGGTAAAAACGCTCTTAATTCTACTGGTGCAAATGATATAACTGGTGCAGTTGCAATAGGATATAATTCACTTACTGCATTGACAACTGGTTCACAAAATATAGCCATTGGTTTTGAAGCTGGTCGTACACTTTCAAGCGGAAGCAACAACACATTTCTAGGGTATGAGGCTGGAGAAGATACAACTGGCGGTAGCAGTAATACCTATCTTGGGAATTTTGCTGGTGGTAATCATACTGGCAGTTACAATACTTTCGTAGGAGATATTTCGGGTTCGGGTGCTAGTGGCGGTAGTGCAAGTGGTAGTCAGAATACTGCATTAGGTTATACTACATTACACAATTTGACAAGCGGTGCTAATAATGTTGCAATTGGTTCTCAATCGGGAAAATTAATGACCACTGCGAGTGGAGCAACTAGTATTGGGGCTCTTTCACTTGATGCTAATGTTAGCGGTGGAGAAGTTGTAGCCATAGGTTATCAAGCTTTAAGTTTTGAATCTTTTGCAGGTCAAGTTGTAGCTGTTGGTTATGAAGCGTTAAAAAGTCAAAACAAGGCTGCAAACTCATATAATACTGCTATTGGTTCTCAAGTAGGCAGAAATGTAAGTAATGGAGAACATAACAACCTTTCAGGGTACAGAGCTGGAGAAACTCTTACTACTGGAGATGAAAATATACTAATTGGCAGTTCTTCAGATGTATCTACTGCTGATGCTCAAAATCAAATTGTTATTGGTAAAGGTGCTACTGGAGTCCAAAATAATAGTGCAATTATTGGTAACTCAAGTTGTGCAGATGTTTTTATGGGCGATAATGGATCTGCTTGGAGTACAACATCTGATGGCAGATTAAAAGAAAATGTTGAGGATTGGAATGTAGGTTTAGATGCAATAAACAATTTAAGAATTGTATCATATAACTTCAAAAAAAACAATCCATATAAATATAATTCTGATAAAAAACGACAAGGAATTATAGCACAAGAAGCACAAAAAGTTTTGCCTGAAATGATTAAAGATGATGGCGAATGGTTATCCGCTAATCAAGAACCAATGATTTGGGCATTAGTAAATGCGGTACAGGAACTAAGTACGCAAGTAAATAATCTTAAAAAACAACTTAAGGATAAATAATGAAAGACTATAAAGCACAAAAATCTGCTAAAAATTGGTCTGTAAAAAAAGTCAAAGTAGTTGACTATCCAGCAGTTTCTGAAGTCAAAGATGACGATGGAAATGTTGTTAGGGAAGCACAAGCAGAGCAATCACATGATGAATTACAATTAGTAAGAAAGCAATGGGATGCTAGTAGCGGAAAAGCACTAGATGATAGAGTTCAATCTTATAGCTTAGAGCAAGTAGCTAGTGAAATTCAATCTTGTAAAGATAGAGCATCTGAAGCACAAGCTGAACAAGCTGATTGGGAAGAATTAGAAAAAGACCTTAAAGCACTTTAATCAATAACAAATAGGAGTCAATCGTGGCTAAAAAAGAAAAAAAAGAGCCTCAAAAGTTGAACCTATTCGACAAAGAATATTTGTTGGATGACTTAACAGATGAGCAAAAAGCAATGGTAAACCATATTGCAGATTTAGAAAATAAAATATCTGGAACTGCCTTTAACTTAGATCAACTTAATGTTGGGAAAGAAGCGTTTATTACTCGTTTAAAAAAATCTTTAGAAGAGGAGTCTGAAGAAGAATAATGCTTGTTCGTAAGTGTGCAAAAGGAAACAAGGTTTACATTTTTAAACCAAGAACAAAAGAAAATGTAACATACAAATTTAGTGATGAAACTATTTCTTTTGATGCACAGAATAAGTCTTATATTGTGGTAAGTGATGGGGTAGTAATTAAAAGGACTAATTCTTGGATTACTGCCCAATCATCTTTTTTAAGTAAATCTCAAGATGATATACAAAAATTAAAAGTTGGTAAACACACTTTAATAAATGGAATAGCTGCTGAAATAAAATGAAAAAAGATTACACAGATTTAATGAAAATAATAATATTTGTTTCATTGTTTTTTATGTTTTTTATGTTTCTAGCTTGTGATTCTGGTTGGAGTGTGGCTGGTCATGAGGTATGAGTAATGGCAAACCTAAAACAGCAAGGTCTTATAGGGCATCTGTCGTGGGGGACAATACTGTCGTTAGCATTAATCTTAAATGGGCTGGGCAGGTACTTATACTGGTGGCTGGACTTGTTTATTCGTACTTACAAATTGAAAATAGAATTGCAGAGCTTGAGCGAAGAATGGAACTTGCTGATAGTCAAATATTAGAATTGGTAGATAAGAACATGATAGAAGAACAAAAAGAGCGTGAAGCAATGGAAGAGCGTATTAGTTTTTTTGAAAAAAATCTTAACATAAATCCTTTTTCATGGAAAAAAAGAAAGAAGAATTAAACAATGGATTTTCTGGCGGTTTACACAGAGGCTGGCATGATCGGCATAGTAGGTGCTTTGCTAGTGTATATGGTCTTCTCTATGAACAAAAGAGGGTCGGAGCAGGCAGACGCTTTGCAAGATCTAAAAATAGAGAACAAGGGACAAAGTGAAACTATTGAAAACATGGAAGGCATATTGCTCAAATTGTTGTCAAGAATGGATAAAACAGATGATAGAATTTCAAGAAAATTTGATGACCTTAATAAAGAAATCAATTCAGTTGATAATCAAATTAGCCGCATTGAAGGCATAATTTCAAGGTTAAATGGTAAACACTAAAGGAGAAAACAATGAACTTTAAAAAAATAATGTTATCAGTAGCTGAATCTCAAGCAGATCAGTTTAAACAAAAAGCTGTAGAGTGGGTTCAATCTGATGAATTTCAAGAAGAATTGGCAAGTAAGATAAACGCTAAAATAGACATCCCATTTGTTGCAGAAGATAAAGAACAAATATTTTTTGAAAAATGTGTAGACCTAGTTGCAGATATTGTAGAAGGTTTATTTAAGGGGAAATAGTTATGCCTAAACTTGGTCGAAGAAGTTTAAAAAGGCTTGAAGGAGTAGACCCTAGACTTGTAGCAGTTCTACAAAAAGTGGTGAAGTATTACGATATTACAGTCGTAGAAGGGTTACGTTCTCAGGAAAGGCAAGATGAACTGGTAAGGATTGGCAAATCTAAGACCAAGTTTGGCAAACATGTTCAAGGTTTAGCAGTGGATATTGCACCATACAACTTTAAAACTCGCAAAATAGATTGGAATAATAGAGATGATTGGCATTATTTAGGTGGGTTTGTTCTTGGAGTTGCAGCAATGATGGGTGTTAATATTCGTTGGGGCGGTGATTGGTCATCGCCTAGCCTTGATAAAAATGTAATGATGGGAAAAGAAGTAAGAACTACCGCTGATAATGGTTTTGATGACCTTTTACATTATGAGCTAATGGATGAATAATTATGGGAGATTTTAAATGCCAAAACAACCTAATGGAACTACAAAAAAACCCACTAAAGACCCAGATGGAAACCTTGTTGCATGCCCATTTTGTAATAGTGAGAACATAAGAAAAGATGGTTGGCAATATTGGAAAAACAATCGAAAAAGGCAGAGGTATTATTGTAATGATTGCGGGAAAAAAACGTTGAATCCAGTAGTAATACAAGGTGATGATTTTAGTGTTCAAGATTTACCCATTGAAGAAATGAACATTGATGATATAATTGAATATCGCAAAAAAAGATATGTGCAAAAATACGATGCTTACAAACAAAGGCAATTAATAAATATTCAGATAAACAAAAAAGGGATTATTGGAATATGTCATTTTGGAGACCCTCATGTTGATGATGATGGAACAAATTTAGCGGAGATTTATTCTTTATGCGATTTAATTCGTAAAACAGATGGATTGTTTGCAGGAAATTTAGGAGATGTACAAAATAATTGGGTAGGAAGATTAACTTATTTACATGGGCAGCAATCAACAACCGCTAAAGAATCATGGTTAATATCTGAGCATTTTTTAAATAGTGTGGATTGGTTGTATTTAATAGCAGGCAATCACGATGTTTGGAGTGGTGATGGTGATCCATTAGAGTTTATTATGAGAGATAAAAAAGCAGTTTACAAACAACATGGTGCAAGAATGAATCTTAGATTCCCAAATGGCAAATGCGTTAGGGTAAATGCTCGGCATCAATTTAAGGGCAACTCAATGTGGAATACTGCTCATGCAATTAGTAGGGCAGTGCAAACTGGATGGCGTGATCATATTTTAACAGCAGGGCATACTCATGTATCAGGTTATCAAGTTTTAAAAGACCCAGCTAGTGGATTAATTAGTCATGCAATACAAGTAGCGTCATTTAAAAATATGGATGAATATGCAAATAAACTTGGATTAGATGATAAAAACATTTTTAACGCTCCAGTTACAATCATAGACCCTAAATATGATGATGATGACAATAGATTAATTACAACATTTTTTAATCCGTATGAGGCTGCGGATTATTTAACTTTTAAAAGGAAAAGGTATAAATCATGAGTACATACGAAAATACATATTGTAACACGACAACTGATTTATTATTTGTTGAGCCATATTTAGCTCAATATGATGGAAAAAGAGTTTTGCCTAATAACTTTACAACAACTGATACTAGCAATTTATATCAATTAAATAATAGCGGTTTTGTAGATCAATTATATAAAGATGGGGTAGAAATGACTGCTGTTACAGACACTCCTAACGCAGACAATGAATATAACTACTCTAGCAGTACAGATTCATTTCAGTTTTTTTTAGCATCTAGTTCAGTTTCTGCATTAAATAGTTCTTTGTTTGAAGCAAGCAGTGATTGGGCTACTTTAAAAGCAGATGCTGTAAAAAGGTCTAGTGATTTTATTAGAAGTTTTTTACCATTTCCTATATATCCTAATAAAGGGGTAGGGACTCAAGATGCAAGCGGTTCAGACTTTCCTGAAATTATTGTTAGATCTGCTGCAATAATGGCAGTAGAATCTTTAATAAGACCTTATGACGTAGAAAAAGCAGATCAAATAAAAAATCAAGCAATTAACGACCAAGGAACTGGTTTTTTAGATATGCTTAGAACTGGTCAAGTTCATTTATATTCTAGTGAAAGTGAATATAAAAAGCGTGGAATATTAAGAACTGTAAACCAAAATGCTAATTCAACTGGTGGAATAGTAGATGTTAAAGGAACTCCATCTTATTCTTGGGATGTAATAAAAATAATAATTACTAATGGTGGCACAATACAAGAAGGAGTTGCAAATACTTCAGTAAAATTTAGCTCTTTTATTGGAAATGAAAATGGTTTAAAACTTGAAAGAATGGCAAACGATGAAATAATTGATTGTTATTGGCAATTAGTTGGGCATTCTATGTATGTTAGATTTAGTGGCGGTGTCTATAATTCAGATGATGAATTTGAACTTGAGGTAAGTGGCGTAACAGATCAAATGTTTACACCTATAAAAAGAGTACAGATGACTAGAAAATAATGGCAATTAATTTTACTAATATATTATTTACAAACATTTTAGAACCTTTAGCAACTCTAATAAATGATGAATTTAGTTTGCCTGTTTATTATGATGAGCACAGGGGAAATTCTTCTTTTTTATTAACACCTCAATCAGATGATTTAGTAGCTAGGCTATCTTACGGAACTCAAAGACAATATAATATTGAAATAAATTATCAATTAAAATTTGGGGGAAATTATAATAAAGAAAGCGTAAAGCAAGTAAGCAATATTATGGAGCGTTTAAAAAGACTTATAAACAATAATACAATTTCTAATAATGGTAGTAAATTTTTTGATGCTAATATCTCAGGTATAGAGTATGAGCGTGATGAAGAAGATTCTTCATTATTAAAAGGAGTAGCAATATTTAATTGTCAAAACATAGAGGTATTATAATGAAAGTAAAAGCAAGATTAAATAAATTTCACAGAGTAAATCCCAATGGAGTTATCTGTGATGCAGGTTCACTTGATAAACTTCGGGCAGGTGAATCAGTAGAAATACCCGAAGATGCTGCAAACGAACTTCTTTCAATGGGATTCGTTGAGCTAGTAAAACAAAAACAAAAGAAAAAGGAGAGTAAATAATGGCAGATACTCGTGTACTCCCTGTAAGTAATGTAAAATATGGCTTAAAAGCAGAAACATCTTTCGGGGTAGGATTAGATTCAAGCGGTGCAGATAGCACAGCATACATAACACAACCTGCAGTGCAAGTTGAAAAACCCACATTTAATATATTAAGAGAATCAAGATTGTTAAGTGGAAGAGGTTTGGTAAAAAACGCTGCAGACACAATAACTAACTTAAGAGGTGGAACTGTAACAATGCCTTTTGATATGATAGCTACACCTAGAACACTGGTTCAGCATGCAATGTTAGTAGGTCAGGAAAGTGGCACTTCTGGATCAACTTTGCATGAAATGGAGATAGATGGCTCAAGCAACCCTAGTTCTATAGGTGGCTCAATATCAAGCGGTGTCCCTCACAGTGTTAATTTGGCTTATTATCCAGCTGCAGGTGAAGGTATAAAAGTTTGCGGTGTGGTTTGTTCTGATTTAACAATAACAGGTGATGTAGGAGCTAACAATGGTTTGATTTCTATTAGTGGAAATTACTTTAGTGGTTTTAGCAATCCAGTTGCAAGCTCAACTGCGTTAGAACAGACATTTGATGGAGCTTTTGTTGATGCTCAAACTCAATATTTTAATTTGTTAGATTTTGATACTAGAACTTTAGATGTTGAAGGTAACGCAAATCAAAACTTTATTATGAAAGCATTTTCATTTAACATTTCTAATGGAGTTAATAGAGTTGGGGCAGATACCAATGGTAATGCTGAATTGTACGCTTTTCCAGAGTATGTTATAACTGGGAGCATTACAATTAAATATGATGATTTATTTGATTATAGTGCTGGCACTAATGTTATACAGGACTTTTTAGATGGTGATACTATGACTCTCAATTTAATTTGCGGAGATAGCGAACCAGATGCTGCAGGAGAAATGGAAATAACAGCAGAGATTCAATACACTGGTGATCCAGGTCAGGACTTAAGTGAAAGTGGAGTTTTTCATACGCTAGAGTTTGAATGTGTCCAAAACGGATCTAATGAAGCGTTTAAACTTCAAGTGTTTGAAAATACTGCATTAACAGCAATGTAAACTAAAATAGAGGAGTAATAAAATGATAGTTGATACTAAACATGGTCAATATGAATGTAGTGATATAAACAGAAAACAACGCAGAGATTTGTATAAAAAAGTAAAACAAATATATGCTACCGAAGATATGGAAAAAATGCATGATTTGGCAGATGAATTTGCAATACTTGCTTTTGGTAATGAGGAAAAAGCCAACGAAAAATTAGGCAAATTAACTGCGATAGAAGAGGATGAAGTGTTGATGACTATCATTAATGCGTACATGGGGATTGAAACCCCTTTAGATATTGGCGGTTGAGAACTGCACTATGGTTTTCCTCTTTCGGAATCCCAAGAACTGGACTACTCCTCCCATACCAAGCTCAATCGCCAACACTTTATAAACGCATAACGTATGAAAATGAAAAGGATATTTATGAAGAGATTTACAGAATTTTATCCGAAAAAAATATTGAAAAATTTGGCATTGGTAAAAGTTTGTATTTTCAATTACCTTTTTTTTGTGATCCATCTATTGTTATTTCAGATTGGTGTTGGCAAATGATTGAAGATTATCATATTGTAAAAAGTTATAATGTTCCTTTATGTAACAATTTAAACGATTTAGACGTGTTTACTTCTGATTGTTTTATGCAAATCGAAAATGAAATGCAATTAATAAAAAGTTATAAGGCTTCAGAAAATGGCAAATAAAAATGTAATATTAAGAATTGGCACAAAAGGTGCTAGAAAAGCATTAGGAACTTTAGGAAAAGTTTCAGGTAGTTTAGCCAATTTAGGTGCTAAAGCTGCAGTTGTTAGTGCTGGATTTGCTGGGTTATCTGCTAAGTTAGCAGGAGATTTTCAACAAAATTTATTAGAAATATCTACTCTTTTAGATAAAAATGTAGACTCAAGTTTAAACAGGATAGAACAATCTTTAAAAAACGCAGCTAGTGCATCTGGATTAGCTCTTGATTCTCTTTCAAAAGCACAATATGATATTATTTCTGCTGGATTTAAGAATGCAGCTGATAGTGCTGAAGTTTTAGATCAGTCTGTGAGGTTAGCTGTTGGTGGTGTTACTTCTGCTGCACATGCAGCCGATCTATTAACAACTGCTATAAATTCATTTGGGGGAAGTTCTGCGGATGCTCAAAGAATAAGTGATGTGTTATTCACTACAGTAAAAGAAGGTAAAACAACAATAACTGAGCTTGGTGGCAGTATTGGTTTGGTCTTACCTTTTGCAAAGTCTTTTAATTTAAGCATTGAAGATGTTGGTGCTGCATTAGCTGTTTTGACTGCTGGTGGTATAAGCACCTCAGAATCAGTTACAGCACTAAAAGGTGCAATAAGGGGGTTAGAATCCCCAAGCCAAAGTGCTAAAAAAGCAATGCAAAATGCTGGTATTGAGGTCGTTAGGTTTGACGATGGTACTGTTGATTTACTAAAAACAATAGAGCAATTTGAAAAAGTTGATGCAGATGCTATTGCAAAATTTATACCAGAGGCAACAGGTCAATTAGCCATAAAAACTCTTAAAAATGATACAGTTGGTTTAAGAGATGCTATGGTAGCTTTTGACAAATCTTCTGGAGCTACTGAAAAAGCATTTGAAAAAATGCAAAAAGGAATAAACAATCAATTAGGTAGATTAAGAAGAAATTTTGGCAACGTAATGATAACAATCGGAGATGCCATAAACCAAAAACTAGAACCTAGAATTGAAGCAATAAATACTGAGTTTCAAAAATTAAATGAAATAGGTTTTGATAATTTAGCAAAATCCATAAAGGACAATATTCCATTAATATTAAAAACATTAGCAGATGCTTTTAAAGAGGCATTTGACGTAATAATGTTGCAAGCTGATTTACTTGGAAAGGTTCTTTTAGATAAATTAAATCCTTTTAAAGATGATAGTGCTTTTAACAAAGAGTTGCAAGAGGCGTTAAACAAATCTTTTAAGTTTAGAACTGAAGAAATTGCAAACGATTTTTCAAAAATGTATGAAAAAATTATTGCAGATTCAAAAGTACACAGTGAAAAACAAAAAGAATTATCTAAAAATGTAGTTGAAGATGAAGGCAAAAAAGCTGAAGCTGCTGGTCAAGAAGGTGAAAAAATTAAAGAAAAGATTGAGTTTATTACAATCGAACAAATGAAAAGGCAACAACACGCAAATGCTGTAGAAGAAATGATAAAGCAAATGCAAGATGCCAATGTTAGTGATGTAGAAATACAACAATTCAGGGCAGAACAAATACAAAATTTTGAAAGAAAAATAAGAGCTTCAAAGCAAGAAAGTGTTGGCTCTTTAATAGGTTCTTTAGGAAAGTTAAATCAAGCATCAAAAGGTAGTGCATTAATTTCTAAAAGATTGGCACAAACTCAAGCATTAATTGATGCTTTTGCAGGTTACAATAAAGCATTAGCAGCATCTGCCCCACCTTTTAATTTTATTAGTGCTGCTGCAGTATTTGCTGCAGGACTTGCTAATGTGGCAAGTATAGAGGCTCAAAAATTTGCTACTGGTGGTATAGTTCAAGGTGATCCATCTAAAGGTGATAGTGTTCCAGCAATGCTGACCGCAGGTGAATTAATTTTAAATCAAGCACAACAAGATAATTTAGTAAGTCAAATGGGGAGTGTTACTGTAAATGTATCTGCACCATTAGTTGATGAGACTGTAATAGATTCAATAATACCAGCGTTAGACAGGGCTAGACAAATGGAATTAGCATGAGCTTAACATTACCAGCTAATTATGAAAAATCATCTAAATTAGGAAACATAGTTGAAAATTGGATTGTTCAATTATTTTATGATGATGAAAGTGCAAACGATTTTACTCCAATAGCACTGTCAAACACCATTGTTGAAAATGTATTTTATCATGGTGTCATAACCAATGAACCAACAATTAGAACAAGTGTAAACGTATTTAGATCTAAAGCAAGTACATCTCAAATTAGTTTAAATATTGTAAATTTTGAGTACAGAGGTTCTAGTTTTTCAGAAGAATTATTGTATGGCACTAGGTCTTATATAAATAGAACAGTAAAAATATTTTCTCAGTTAAACAGTGCTACTGCTATTGCTGATTGTTTGCAGATATTTCATGGCAGGTTTGTAGACATATCTCATGATAACGAAAAAATTACTTTGTCCATCGTAGAGCAACGCCCATGGGATTTTATAGAAATACCAAATCAAAGAACTGTAACAACAAACAATCAATTAGGCATACCAACTTATTTTCCAGTTGCTTATGGTTCATATTCTGCAAACGTAAGTTTTCAAGATAATGAAAGATTGTGTCATGCAAGGGTAAGTGGGCAAGATACCAATTTATATCCTATCCCAGTTCATACTTACGACTCAGAAACTTTCACTTGTTTAGCATCTGAAAGCGATACAGGCAATACCGCAAATGAAGCATCAAGTGTTACACCGCATTTTTATGAACCTAATATAGATTCTTTTATACCGCTATTAAATTCTAGCGGTTCAACATTTGCTCAAGATACTATAACGTATCAAGGTGGTAACGCAATAAAAGCACCTTTAAATATGTTTAGAGCTTTTAGATTTAAACCAACTGACGTAGGAGATAGCAATACTTTTACAGTAGGAAATAGCGGTTTTAATGCTTTTGATACTTCTAGTGGTGCTAGTTCTACTGGTTTAAGTTCAACTACAGTTGCTAATCATCCACCAGCTATTGCATCAGATGGGATTAGTTTACCAAGCAATACAACACACTCAGAATCAAATATTGGTCAATTTAATTTTCCAAGCATAGATGGTAAAATAACTTTTTTAAAAGTAAAATTAAGAGGTTTCGCAACCATAACTGCTTTAGGTACAAACATAACTAGGCTGCTTACAGTCAAAGCTAATGATTTTCATGGTAGCAATATAGGAATGACAGATGATTCTGGAGATGTTATTACAAGCATTACTTCTGGAGCAACTACTGCTGGACAAATTTTTTCTCAATCCTTTGGGACTACTGGAGCAGGTTCTGCAAGTTCTGGAAGTTTAGGCACATTTACTTCTCAAGATTTAGTAGCTCAAGATAGCACAAATTTTGCTCCAGAAAACTTAACAATTAGATGTAGTTATGATTGGCAAGTAGGCGATTCAAATTTAAAAGCTGGAGCACAAGGAATATGCTATATTAGTGATATACAATATGTCGTAAGATCTAAATTAATTTTTGATAGCACTAATCAATCTGCTAATATTGAAAAACTAAATAAAATAAAAATGTTATACACTGGTGCAGATGGTCTAAACAAGTCTTACACTGGTGGTAGTGGGACTGCTACAACTGGCGTTGAAGCACATAGGGATATGCTTTTTAGGTTTGCTGGTTTTGATGCTTCAGATAGTAATTTATATAATTGGGGTACAAGCAACCCAAGCTCTAATTCATTAAACATTAATAGTGCAAGGTCTAATTGGACTATTGCTTTTTGGCAACTTGAGCCAAGACCATTACTAGAAATTTTAGATCAATTACAATATGAAATGGGGTTTTGGTTTAAATATAGAGCAGATGGCAGTGGTGCATATTATTATGTAAAAAATAGTTATGCGTCTAGCGATGTATCTAAAACATTAAAGAAAAGCGATATTGATAATATATCTATCAAAAATACTAATTGGAAAAACCTAATAACTCAATATGATGTAGAGTTTAAAAGACATCCAGCTAATAATAGCAGATATATAGAATCTTTAAGCAGCTCAGATAGCACGAACAATTTTAGATCTGCTTATAATATTCAATCAAAAGAAAACAAAAAGCACGTTAAATTAGATATGAACATTGGTGCAATAGGAGCATCTGACGTTGGTGCATCTGGTCAAAACCCAAACGATGGTTTTACAAATTATTATTTATATCTTTCGGGCAGGGTTAGAAAAATTATTTCTTTTGATTTAGTAAATCCAGCAATCGGTTATGGTTTAGAAACTGGAGATATAATACAATTTTCTGCGGTTGATGGTGAGATGCCAGTAAAACCTTTTGGGCACGACTGGAATCAAAGCGGTTCACAATATTATATGATAACAGAACTGCAAAGACAAAGAGGTAAAATAAAAATTAAAACTTTAGAGGTAGGATAATGGCAACAATGGATATTAACACCCCAAGATTTTTTTGTGATTCAGTAAGTTCACATTTAGCAAAAGGCAGCAACACGTCTTCAATAATAACTGGTACTAATTTATTAGACTTTCAAAGTGGAACTATAAGTGAAATAAGTGATGGCAAACCATTAAATAGAGTTACTTTTGATACAAGTAGTAATACCAGTAAACATATTTTGTTTAATTTTGATTTTGCTACAAACAGACCAGTGAGAAGAAATTTTTGTGCAATATTAAATCATAATTTTAGTACTTCAAATGCTAGAATTAGAATAGCACATTCTGCAAACTCTGATAGAATTAATGATATAGATTTTTCTGCTATAGATACTGGCAGTGATTATTCTTGGGCAAGCAATATTTGTACAGAAATATTAAATGCAGATACTATTGCACAAGCTAGTGATGATAAATCTTGTTTAATAACCCCAAGTGAAGATGGCTCAACAATTTTTACATTTCCCAATACTGAAAATTTTAGATATTCTGGAATTCAAATCGAAGGTGCAACAAGTTTTAATGGTTCAACAGATGTTGAATTTGGGTGTATATTATTAGGTACGTTTTATGACATGCCTCACGCTCCAGACGTTTCTTTAACCAGATCTATATTATACGATGGTGTAAAAGTAAATCAATCAATAGGTGGGCAAAAGTATGGATTGGCAACTAATATCGGTAAATTTATTGTTCCATCAAGTGCTGGAACTGCTCAATATCCACCATTCATATTAGGCACTTCAAACGAAATGCATGAGTTTATGGGCAGACAAGTTTATGATTTATCATTTAGTTTTATAAATAGAGCTGATTTAATTCCAGATAAATACACAACTCATTCAGATGTAAACGCTGGAGACAATAACAACTTAACTCAAAGACCTTTTGTGATGGATGTGTGGAATCAAACATTAGGCAATATGCTACCTTTTATTTTTTGCATAGACAAAGACGCTACTGGAGATGATGTTGAAGGAGAATACATGTATGCAAGATTTGATACTAACGAATTAAATATGCAACAAGTCTCAAACAAACTATATAATGTAAAAATGAAAATAGTAGAAGAATTTTAACTTTTTAAATAAACTATTTATTTTTAATTTCAACTTGTTCATATTATCTGAGGGGTGGCTTTTGTCACATTCCTGTGACACCTTCTTGTTTTATTATCGTCAGTCTCCACCCCTCTTTTCAAACCCTTTAAATACTCTATAAAAAAACTTCAGAAAGAGTTTGCTTTTGCAAAATATTATTGCCAAATTTAATTTGATGATAAAACAAAATAACATAAAACAAGGAGAAAAAATGTTACTAAAAAAAAGCGAAATCAGAAAACTTGTACGCAATGAAGGTTTTAGGATTAGTCCAGAATCTTATGATGGCATTAATAGAGCTGTAGAAAATACTATTAAGCAGATGTTGGTGCAAGTATCTAATGACAACATGAAAACCCTAATGGCTCAACATACTGATAGTACATATGCTAATGTTGAATCACCCAAAACAGATCAACCAAAACAAAAAGAAGTTTATGGTTGTCAAAGATGTGGCAACATAAAAGCAACTTATATTAGGTGGGCAAGAAATGTGCAGCAGTTTTGTGCTGATGAGGCTATGATAATGTTAAATAAATTAGGGGGTAAGTAGGATGAAAAAAAGACATTTACAAATTGATAATCCTAACACATCATCATCTAATTTTTATGGAACTAATGATAGTGTTTGTGGAACAGGTACAGTTTTATCTATTCCAAAAGATGATTTTTCAAAAACTCCAGAAGATAAAAGATGTAAAAAATGCTCTCATTTATATAGAGTATCTATGAAAGGGGGTAAGTAAGATGACGATATATGAAATAAAAGAGCGTACTAAAAAAACAGCACCTTACTTTTTTAGTAAAGATACTATGAGGTTTTTTGAACAAAGTTTAAAAGATTTTAAAGTAAAAAAAATGACTGATGGAAGATATAGAATATTAGCTGATAGTTGGGGAGGCACTACTTTGAGATATTTTAATCCTGAAAACAATGAATTGGAGCGTGAATAATGTTAGTACAAGAAGTAAGACCCATTAAGAAAAAATGTAAGACTTGCGGTAAGTACAAACTACACGAAGAGATGGAAACCGCTAGTTGGAGAACACTTAAGAATGGAGAGCGTAAACACTATCGTAGAAGAGTTTGCAAAAAATGTTGGTATTGGAAAAACGCTAGACCTAAAAGAGATGCTAAAATTCACTGGTATAAAGAAATTAAACTTGGATTGTGTTGTGAAAATTGCGGTTATGATAGGATACCACAAGCTATTGAGTTTCACCATTTAGATCCATCAACAAAAGTGGACAATGTTTCAAATATGGTTTATAATGATTATTCTATTAAGACAATATTAAAAGAAATAGCAAAATGCACTCCATTGTGTGTTTTGTGTCACGCAGAGGAGACTCATCATGATAGCATTAACTAATACTTATCAATTATACAAATTACAGCAATACTGTTCTAAATTAAGCAGTTTTATTCGCAGCCTAGAAAACCACTTAATGTTTGATAAAAACAGCGATTTAAACGCTATTTTAAATGAATTAGACATTATGAAAGCAAGGATAGATGCTCAATTATTAGAAATGGATTCTATTGAACAAAATGACTTGGGAGATTATTTATGAATAAAATATTAGATGATTTAGTGCATATTAACATTAGACTAAATGAAAGTTTTGCTAAGACAGTAGACATACTAAATGAAAATATTAAATTAATAAATGCTATTAAAAAAGACGTTAACAAAATGCAAGAGGTAATAAATGAGAACAAAAAAACAAAAGATTAAAGAGCATTTAGAGTTTGGCAATACCATTACTCAAAGGGATGCTTATGAACTATTTAATCATACTAGACTGGCTGCTGTGATTCATGAATTAAAATCTGATGGCATGAAGATCGAAACGACAGAAAAGTCTCACACAAACTCTGATGGTCAAAAAATTAGATACGCTGAATATAAAATGATTGGTGCAACAGGTAACAAAGATCAAATAAGCATGTTTAGTGATGAGCCTATTAAGTTTAGAAGGTGGCTAGATCAAGCCCCCAAACTTAAAAAAGGGGATATAAGATAATAAAATGGGCACAGGGTTTTACAACACATCCAATACGTCATGTTGTTCTCCGCTTTCCCTGTGCCTAAACTTTAGGAGTAAATTATGAAAGACTTTTTTGAAAACTTAGAAATGTGGATGTTCTTATACATTTGTGCAGCATTCACTGCGGTAGCAATACAATTTTTATTTAAACTAATATACAGGAGTATTTAATGGATAATAACAGAAAACCTAAAATTGATTTTGAACTTGGTAAAAAATATAAGATTCAATTAATTTTTGATGAGTGTAAGTCTGGAAAGACAACAAGACCAGATGGCAAATCTTACAACTGGTATTTATATCAATGTCAGTATAATTCAAATGAGTACACATTTTTTGCTGATTATGATTTGCATGATGAACTAAAAAAATATGGCAGGGGGGATATTTTAGAAATTCAAGATAACTATACTGGCGATAATCCTTATGGTCATGATTGGTCAGTGATGTCAGTTGGTGTAACAGGTTCTTTAGATAAAATTATGAAAGACAGTAAGAACAAAACTGAAATTAAAATTGAAACTTTCGCAGCCATGAAGATTGCTGCACATTTTTCTAAAAACATTGATGAATTAGATCTGTTCACCCAATCTGTTTTAGAGCTTCATAAAAGATTGTGTAATGAATCTTTAAATAATGATTTGCCTGTAGAACAAAGGCAAGAAGTTGAAGACAAAATTGAGGAGCTTTTTTAAATGATAAATAGTCAAAAAAAGGGGGTTCGTGGTGAACTGCAAGTGGTTAAAATTATTAATAAATATCTTGGCACAAACTTTCGTAGGACTCCTAATAGTGGTGGTCTTAGTATTAAAGGAGATGTTATTGACATTGATAATACCAATCCCTTGTATGATTTTCACATTGAAATCAAGAATACTAGCACACTTCAAATACCTAAATGGCTTAAACAAATAGAAAATGATGCACCTTTAGGTAAAACTGGTCTGCTTATTGCTAAACATAAAGGAACTTGGCACACTTGGTTGTCATTGCAAGATTTTTTGTATTTAATATCTCAAATAATGGAACTTCAGAAAAAGGTGCGGACTTATGAAGAAAACCATGATTGAATATATTTTAGACGTTACAGAACAAAAAAACATTCAACATAGAATGAACAAATTAAAGAGTCCTCATAAATACGAAAGACTTCATATAAAAATTGATGACCAACTCTGTTTGTGTGAGAAATGTAATAGAATGTGGAAAAAAAACAGAAAAATGTACGCAAGGAGCGTTGAATACTTTAGAAAAAATCACATACCTACTATTGGAAAAAAAAGATTAACATGCCCAAACTGTAAGGAGACATAGCAATGGCAAAAAGATTTATTGATACAAAATTATGGGATAAGAGTTGGTACAGAAAACTATCACCTAATGACAAATTATTGTGGATATATATATTAACCAAATGTGATCATGCTGGAATAATGGATGGAGATTGGGAAGCAGCTGGGTTTTTTATTGGGTGCAAAATAAGTTTTAGTGATTTTCCCGATCCAATTAAAAATAAAATGGTTCATATAAATGATGATCAATATTTTATACCAAGTTTTATTGATTATCAATATGGAGTTCTGCGTGAAAATTCTAAACCTCATTTATCTGTTATAAAAAGATTAAAAGAAAAAGGGTTAACTAACTATTTAAATGGGGTACTAAGTACTGTTAAGGACAAAGAAAAAGAAAAAGACATAGAAAAAAGAAAAGAAATATTTAAAGAAAAAGCAATAAAAGTAATTAATGAAAAAAAATATGATGAAAACGAAGTAAAAGGTTTTGTAAATTTTTGGACAGAAAAAAATTCTAATGAAACAAAACTTAGATATGAATATGAAAAAACTTTTGAAATAGGTAGAAGGTTAGCAACTTGGGTAAGAAATAATAGAGATTGGTCAAAAAATGGAGATAAAAATGTCAGAAAAAAAATGCAGTTCACAACAAGCTGAATTTTATGTAAATGATTTATATGAAATGCTTGAAATAAAAGGCAATAATCAGTCAATGTTTAATGAGTTTTGTCAATTATTAATGAAATTTTCCTTTGATACTGTAAAAAAATCCTGGAAAGATATTGTATTTATGTGTGATTTGCCAAATGGTCAGATGTCTGGAAGGTTGCCAAAGATGAAAGAGATTTATAATGTATTGATGAGCAACAGAATTGAAAAACAAAATCATCAGCATGACGTTAGAAAAAAACAGGAGCAGCCCACAGGATTAGTAAATAAGTTGTGGGAATGGGGTTTGGATTTAAGAGATGGGAAAATAACAGAAACTGAATTAGATATTAAAATAAAAAATTATGAAAATAAGAAAAGCTATTAAAAAAGATAAAGATTGGATTTTAGAAATATTTAGTTTGAACAAGGTAATATTAGGTGGGAAAGGCTATGGATCGTTGCAGTGGAAAAGATTTTGGGAGAATAATAAACCAAATGAAAATTGGATTGTAATAGAAAAAATAGCTTTTTGTCATTATTTGTGTAGATACAGAGATAGGGTTAATGTAATTTATGAAATAGCAACTCATGACAATTATAAAAGAAAAGGTTATGGAAAAAAATTGATTAAACATATTGGCAAACCTATTGAATTAAAAACCGATTATGACAATATTGAATCAAATAATTTTTACAAATCAATTGGTTTTAAAGAAAATGGCTTATCTTTTACCAAATCAAATAAAAAAATGCAAAAATTTACATTTAAAAATCCAGAAAACACTTTATTTGGAGATTAGTCATGCAAGAACAAGAAACATTATTTGATATTTTTCCTGATGAAAAAACAGGAGAAATAGAGCAAACTGATATTGAAAGTTGGAAAATTAGTTTTGCAAAAAATGAAAAAAAACAATTTTTAATTAAACTTGAGTTTTTGTTATCAGTTTATAAAATAGATAATTATACAGATTTGTTAATAAAAATTATAAAAAAAGAATATGAAAAACATAAAAGCAGAATATAAACTTACTGAAAACGAAACTAAAAAGTTGTTAAATGAATACGCTTCACAAAAACATTATGATACAATAGTAGATGAAGATGCAAATTGTTACGATTATTATGGCAACCCTTTATTTTTTTTAAGAAAAAATTATATTAAAAAAGAAGTTTTAGAACAAGCATATCAAAACATGAAATACGCTGCTAAACCAACTTCAAACAGGGGGATAAGTAGTGGTGCGTCAAGAGAAGCATTGATACGAAAAGATGGTAAAAAGTCTAGAACTATGGTTACAGTAGACAAAATTACTGGGGAACAAAAATTGCCTTTGAGTGGCATTACAGGATTTTTTGATCCAAGCGGTAGAGATAATTACTGCAGAAAAACAGCATTTAATATGAATCAAAAAGAAAAATTTGAAAAAGCAATGCCTTTGATTGAAGCAGTAAATTATGGATTCAAAGAAATTGTCCCAGATAGATATGAAAAACAATACAAAATGGTTTTAGGAACAGACCCATATTATAGAATTGGCAATACTGCTTTTTCAACCATTACAGTAAACAAAGATTATAGAACAACTTTTCATACGGATGCTGGAGATTATCCGCAAGGGTTTGGAAATTTAGTTGCTTACTGCAGAGATATTGAGCCTGTTTATTTGGTCTTGCCTAAATTTGGCATAGCAATAAATATTGATTCTAACGATTTGTTGTTGGTTGATGTTCATCAAGTTCATGGAAATACTGAAATAATAAAAAAAACAAAAAATGCGGTTAGGTTGTCTTTTGTTATGTATTATAGAAAAAAAATGTACAAATGTTTAAAACCATCTGAAGAATTAAAAAAAGCTCAGATTCAAGAGCGTTCTATTGGTCAAAGATATATTGATGGCATTTTATAATGTGCGGTATAGCAACAACTTTATCTAAAAAAAAATTAAACTTAGAAGAAAAAAGATTTGCCATAAGGGTAATGAAAGAATCTGCTATTAGAGGTGTGCATAGTTTTGGTTTGAGTTACATTGCTGATGAAAAAATAATAACAAAGAAATTTCACAAAATAGAAAAATGTTTAGATTATTTTGCAAAAAACGTAACAAAAGAATATATTTTTCATAATAGGTACAGCACTAGCGGTGATTGGAAGAAACATAAAAACAATCAGCCAATATTGTTAAATAATAATTCTTTGGTGTTTAATGGTGTTATTAGCATGAAAACAAAGAAAGAGATGGAAAAACAATTTGATTTAAAATTAAAAACAGAAAATGATGGAGAAGTTTTTTTGCATAACATAGATAAAGCCATTCAATTTGTGGACAATAAAAACATTTCTTTTGCTGGATTATACATAAATAAAAACAAAGTTTTTTTGTTAAGAAACAATTTAAGACCTATGTATTATAGCAGATTTAAAAATACATACTTTGTTGCCTCCACTTCGGATATTTTAATTAGATCGGGTTTAAACAATCCTGAACCAACAAAACCATTAAAAATATACAATTATGAGATATTAAATGAACAGAAAAGAAGATTACATAAACTATCATATCCAGATGATGAGCAATGGGGATACAGACCCAGCAAACAGCTGCCTGCTTTACATTGCGAATAGATTTGACATTACACTGGAACAAAGATATTGGTTGGGGTTTTTGTACTCAACTTGTTACTGCGGTGCAACAGCTTATTACATATTTAATGAATTTCCAGATTATGAATTAATAGATTTTAATAGAATGGAAAGATGGTGGTTTGCTAACAAACAAAAATTAATATTTACTACGGACAGAGCTTGGATAAGAAGTAGAAATTTGTTTGTACAAATTGTAAAATCTTATAAAAATATAGTTGGAGAAAAACAGGTTATTAAATTTCAAACTTTAAAAACTAGTGATAAACATCAAACTTATAAAAATTGTTTTAACGAGTTTATGAAAGTTTATCAAATGGGTAGGTTTACTATGTTTATTTATTTAGATATTATACATCACTTAACTGGTTACCCCATAGAACCTAATGGATTGGACTTAAAAAATGCAAAATCATCAAGAAATGGGTTGTGTTATGCTTTGGGAAGGGACGATTTAATAAGTTATAACAGAAAAGAAAAATTAAATCAAAAGCACTACGATTATTTGACAGAACAATTTTGGCTGCTTTATGAGAAAATAAAAAACAAAAGACCTCATGACACTAATGTTTGGGCAATAGAAACAAGTTTATGTGCTTATAAAAAATATAAAAAAAATAATAAAAGATATGTGGGATATTATGTTGAAAGACAAAGAAAAGAGATTTATAAAATGCAATGTAACGTGAAAGAGGGTGTAAATTGGAGTCCTCTTTGGGATTACAGAAAAGAATATTTTCCTAAAAAAGTGTTAAAGGAGTTAAATAACTATGAATTATTTTAGGCAAACAAAAAACTATTTTGATTTAACGTTAATTGGCGGTGAGCCTTGCTCTGGAAAATCAACAATTATGAGAAAAATAATAAAAGATTTTAAAATAAATAAAAACTTTGAACACAAAAAGTTGTTAAAGGGTCATCAAAGCAATGATTATGTTGTTGCTGGATTGTATGAAAATAATTTATTTGATGGCACAGATCGGTTAAGCATGGCGGTTCAGCCAGTATTTATTGATTACATAAAGAACAAAAAAGACAATAAACATGTTTTGTTAGAAGGTGATAGACTTTTTAAACCAAGTTTAATACAATTTATGTGTGAGCTGCCAATAAACTTTAGATTAATTATTTTAAAAGCAGATGAAGAAATAAAAAAGAACAGACATGTTGAAAGGGGAGACAATCAAACTGAAAAATGGTTAAATGCTAAAAGAACCACAGTAAATAATATAAAAAATAAATGGGAGCATTCTTTGTTAAGTAATAACAATGAACAAGAAATGAAAATAGCCATTGATTATATTATAAATAAAAAAACAAATAAATTGGTTAGCCCAGCTCAAGAATCTTTTTTTTAAGGTTTAAAGTTTTTAATTTTGATAATGGGTATAGAAATAAATAGTAATAATAAATTTGAATGTGATGTTTGCAATAAATTTGTTATCTTATTAAACAAAAGATCAAAAGAACAACAAAAATTTTGGGTTTGTAATGACTGCTCAGAAAAATATCCAACATGGAAAACTTAGAACATATTGTAACAATAGTTAGTTTTGAAGAGTTTAATCAATTAATAGATGATATAGGTAAAGAAGAATTGGCGATAATGGAATTAATAGATTCAATAGCAAGAATAAACAGTAAAATATATGAACAAACAAATACCTTTGGACAAAGTTAATCACAATTTTTTATATCATGCAGAAATAATGTATGAAACAAAAGATGGGTTTGATTATAAAAGTGCGACAGGAAACACTTTAAAAGAGTTAATAAAAGATATAGAATTAAGATTTAAAGAGCTTAGTAAAAGACAACCAAAATTAATACAAGTTTTATATTTACCAAAAAAAGACTCTGTGAATATTACTTCAAAAGTCCTTGCAATGATAAAACCAAAACCATTTTTTAAAAAAATTAATACATAAAATAAACGCTTTTAATAAAAATAAAAGCATTTTTAATTTATAATATAAAAAAATGAGGTTAATTATGCCATATCATTCAGGCAAACACAAATCAAAGTCAAAAAAGAAAAAGTCAAAATTGATGAAGTCAAAAAAGAAAAAGTTTGGCAAAAGAAAATAAAGCATCCCTTAATGCTGAATTAGTAGGCATTAAAAACTTAAAAATTGCTGGAGCGTGGCGAATAGAATTTGATGTGTACGAATCAGAAACAGAAGTTGTTAAAGATTTAATGGATATGTTAAACAAGCCTGTAGCAATGGGATTAGTTCAATTAGATGACTAAACAAACGCAGAACAAACGCAAAGATGGCAAATTTGCTAAAGGCAACACGCTAGGCAATAGATGGAAAAAAGGACAATCAGGCAATCCAAATGGCAGAAGAAATGCTTACAGCGATCTAATAAAAGAATTTAGTTTTCAAGAAGTAAATGGCAGAGAACGCAGAGAAATAATACTAGGCAAGTTATTTCAATTAGCAGAGCGTGGGGATTTAAGAGCAATACAATTCATAGTAGAGCGAATGGAAGGCAAGGCATTAGAACGACAGGAAAGAACTACTAAAAACGAACCAATACAAGTAATGGTAATTCAGGAGTAAACAAATGGCAAGAATATCACCAGCAGTTTCTAAGAGGTTAGGAGCTTTAGCAAAAAAGAATGGAATAAGTAAATCATCATTAACTCAAGTTTATCGCAGAGGCTTAGGGGCTGCAGTTAGTTCTGGCACTAGAAAAGGAATGACCCCATCAAGTTGGGCAAGTGCTAGGGTTAATAGTTTTATCAAGATTGTAAAAGGTCAAAAAGCAATCAAGCATGACCCAGTATTAGTCAGAAAAGAACGTAAAAAGCGTAGAAAAAAATGAGAAGAAGAAGAACAAAAAAGAAGATGAATAGAAGAGTTGCAAAAGATAAAACTCAAAAAACTGTACCTAAAAAATATTTAACAGGAACAAAAGGCAGCGAAAGAAGTCAAAGAGCTAAAGACATAGCAAGAATGCAAAGACTTTATAAAGCTGGTAAAAAAGTTCCTAAGTCTTTAATGAAGCGTATATTTGGATGATAACTTGGCAACTAAATCAAATAAGAAAAGATATTTTAAAAGACCCAAGCAGATTCAAAGTACTGGTATGTGGTCGCAGGTGGGGCAAAACTATACTGTCTCTTATGTATTTAATGAAAGATCAATTCATGCCAAACGAAAGGAGATGGTTTATAACACCTACTTACAGGCAGGGCAAGATGATAGTGTTTCCAATTCTACGTCAAATGTTTTCTGGTTTCAATGGAGCTAAACTTAATGAATCTGAAATGTCTGTTATATTTGATAATGGAGCAGAGCTTGCAGTTAAAGGTGCTGACAACGAACACAATCTGCGTGGTGTTGAACTTACTAAGTGCGTGATGGATGAAATGGCTTATATTAAACCGCATGTATGGCAAGAAATAATTTACCCTATGCTAACAACAACAGAAGGAACTGCATTATTTATTGGGACTCCTAATGGTTATGATGTAATGTATGATTTATATAGCAAGGGTCAAAGTGATCCAGATTGGAAAAGTTGGCAGTTTAAAACAATAGATGGTGGTTTTGTACCAGCAGAAGAAATAGCTAAAGCCAAAAAAACTATGGATGCGGTAAGGTTTAGACAAGAATTTGAGGCATCGTTTGAAACTACAGGTAACAGAGCTGCATGGAACTTTGATAGAAATATTCATGTAAAACAAACAAACGAGTTAAGCAGTTATAAATGGTGGGGCTGTGATTTTAATGTTGATTACATGTCAGCAGTTTTAGCGTGTCAATATACTGATGGCACGATTCATTACTATGATGAGATAAGGTTGAAGAATAGCAACACAGAACAGATGGCAAGAAAAATGAAAGCTATTGAGCCTAACATAGAAGTATATCCAGACCCAGCAGGAAGTGCAAGAAGTACAACTTCTAACAGATCAGACCATCATATTTTAAGAGATTATAAATTTTTAATTAGATCTAAAAAAGCACATCCAAGTCATATAGACAGATTGAACGCATTAAATAGAAAATTGTTAGATGCTGATGGCAACGTAACAATGACAATCGATCCAAAGTGTAAATATTTAATAAAAGATTTAGAGCAAGTGCAGCGTGATAAAAAGGGGGGTATTGATAAATCACAAATGGAGCTAACTCATTCACTGGATGCTTGCAGCTATGCGATAGCGTATAAGTTTCCAGTAATTAGTAGAGCATCAAGAACAATGGAATGGTAGCATGTACAATTTTGGCAAGACAGTAAATCAAGTAGTAATACCTGATTTATCTGAACAAATAATATTAAAGACTGTAGCAAAAGCTGAACAAGGCTTTAAAGAACAACAAGAAGCAGAGAAAATGACCGCATTAGATTTTTATTATAATGTGAATATGGACAAACATATTGAGCAGTATTTTTCTAGTGAGTCTTTGCAACAAATACCAACTTACCCTAGTAAAGTAGTTCCTAGATTTGCAAGAGCTAGAATGATGCTTTATAAACATCCACCAAAAAGATTTTTTAATGGTGAGATAAATGACGATTATAACAACATTGCTTACATGTTAGATAGCCAGACTAAACAATTTAGTGAGTTGGCTTGGCTTTTAGGTTGTTGTCATTTTAAAACAAAATACAACACAGTTAAGGAAAGATTAGAATATGAAATTTTGCCAAATGTAAAAGAATATTATCTAAATGGTGAGTCTCATCCTTATGGTTATAGTTATGAAATAGATAAAGGAAACAATAAAGATAGGCAATATGTGTTCTGGTCTGAGGATCGAGAAGGCATGGCTGGTATGCATTTTAGATTTGACCAAAAAGGCAAAAGGTATGCGGTAGCTGGCAATGAAGATATGATAAACCCTTTTGGATTAAACCCTATAAGCAGAGTAGTTTACCCATCTACCAGTTATGATGTTGTTAGGTCAGCTATACAAATAGGAATAGCTATGACAGAAATAGCATTGAGCGTTAGAAACAGATTAGGGCAGCCAGTATTTACTGGAATTGATGAAGGGCAATCAGTTATTAAATCTGGTATTGATTCTGCTATAATTTTACCAGAAGGTGGAACATTTCAATATGTGTCTCCTAGTGGGGGCTTAAATGAAATGATTGAAAGTGTTAAATTGTTTGCCAATCAAACTGCAGAGAACAATCATTTACGCATCAGGTGGGGTGATTCAACTGGCAATACTCCAAGCGGTGAAGCGTTAAAAATATTAGAGATAGAAAATTTAGAATCTCGTGAAAGTGATATACCTTACTTTAAAGAATGGGAGCAAACCAGATATGAAATTGATAAACGTATTTTAGAGGTTTACAATGTAATGACTCTGCCTGATGATTATTATGTAGATTATGGTGAAATATCTTACCCATTATCAGTTGATCAAGAATTAAAAATGCTGCAATGGAAATTAGATAATGGCGTAATGACAAAGCGTGATTTGCTTTTACATTTTAATCCAGACATGAACGATCAAGAATTGCAAGACAAACTTGGAGAAGTTGAAGAGGAAAGAAATCAAGAAGTACAGCAACAGCGTGAAGCTCAAGAGCCTATAAGTCAAGTTGAAAGAATATTAAATGCGTGATGATATAGATAAAGCGGTAGGAACTTTCATGAATGAAGTAAAAAAAATTGAAGATAGTTTGCGTAACGATTTAGAACGATTAGCCTATAAAATGAATGACATGACTGAAACTGAACTATTGCTAACTACTAAACGTTTAAATTTTTTACAGGAGTTGGTTGATAAAGGATATGGGAATCAAGTCAATAATCTTATGGATGAATATGACGTTTTATTAGCAGACGCAGTTAAAGAGGCTAAACGCAGAGGGGTATCACCTTTAAAAACAGAAACAGTGGAAGCAATACAAACATTAAAAGATTTAGACACACAAGAACTTCTAGGAAAAGCTAGGGTTTGGGGTGATGAAATGAAAAAATCTATGTTTGTAAACATTTATGGTGGTGCTAATATTAGAGATACTATTGATGCTATGAGTGGAATTAATTTAGCAGACCATCAATTAAATGTAGCTGTCAATACTGGATTAAGGCAATTTAGCGATTTTAGCAGGTACAATGTATTTAAAGGTGAAAACGTAAAATGGATCTATGTTGGTCCAAATGATAGTGTTACTAGACCTGAGTGCAAAAATACTTTATCTGATTCAAAAAACAATTTAAATAAAGGTTTTAGCGAATCTCAAGTGGGCAGCAGTGGTACGCCATTTGGAATTAGAGGCGGTTTTAATTGTAGACACAGCTGGATGGTAGCATGAAGTTAAAGAATGTAATAAAAACAAATCCTAAAGACTGGCTTATTTTAGGTGGTAAGATTGCCACAAGAATAGTTTTAGATGCTGATAATGGCATAAGTCAGGATGGCAATGGAAAGAAATTTGCTAAATACAAAACTAATTATGCCATTGCTAAGAAAACTGGAAAAGTAAATTTGCCTAGAGAATTAAAAGGAACTGGAACAGATAGGCAAGTTTCACCACCAAATTTAAGATTGACAGGAACTATGCTTGATTCCATAAAAGCACAAAACGCAACTAAAACAAGCGTAGATATTTTATATGCAGATGGTTTAAAAGTTGTAGGGCATTCTAAAAGAAGAGGCAACAGACCTAAAAGAAACATATACGGATTAAACCAAAAGAATAAAAATTTTATTGCTGAATATTTTAGTAAAAAGTTTGAAAATAATATATCAAAATACGTGGCTAAAGATATAGAAATAAAATTAGATTTTTTATAATGGCTAGAAAAAAAGACCCAAGACTAAAAAGAGCTGGAGTTACTGGATTTAACAAACCAAAAAGAACTCCAAATCATAAAACCAAATCTCATATTGTCGTAGCTAAAGAAGGCAATAAGATCAAAACAATCAGATTTGGGCAACAAGGTGTTAAGACAAATCAAAGTGTAGCTCAAAGAAAAGCGTTTAAAGCTAGACATGCAAAAAACATAGCAAAAGGTAAAATGTCAGCAGCTTGGTGGGCTAATAAAGTTAAATGGAGTCCAAGCAAAACGAGGAGAAAATAATGAAGATAAAAGGTGTAGTTGTAGATGGTTTAAATAAAAGACAAATAGGAGCAATGAAAAAACACGCAAGGCATCATACACAAAAGCATTTAAGAAGTATGGTAACATCTATGAAGAGGGGTAAAACATTTACTCAATCACATATTATTGCAATGAAAAAATTTGGTAAATAATAATGATTTTTAATAACAAAAATGGAGGACAGAATGTCTGAAGTAAAATCGGGGATTACAGTACAAAAAGAAGTACCAAACCCAATGCAAGATAATGCAAAAGAGGTGGCAACTGATAGCCAGATACAAGAAACCGAATCTAGCCCAGAGGTTGGAAACTTGATTGCAGAAAGCAAAAAGTACAGAAGTAGGGCACAACAAGCAGAAGATTCTTTGGCTAAACTTCAAAAGCAATTAGAAGCAGATAAAGAAGCACAGATGGCAGAGCAGAATAAATGGCAAGAACTTGCAGAACAAAGAGGGTCAAAACTCAAAGAGCAAGAACCAGTCATTGAAGCTGCGATGAAGCAACTTGAAGTATATCGTGAAGAACTTCTTGCTGATATGAGTGAAGAAGATAAAGAGGCGTTTGGTGATTTACCACTAGATAAGCTAAAACTTCTTCATAGCAAATTAAATAATCAATCAAAGCCTGATGTAGTTCCTACAGATGGAACTCCTGCTAGAAGTGCAAACCCAGATAATAAAAGCTGGGTTGACATGTCTAATGAGGAAAGACGATCTAATTGGGGTTCTATTTTAGATGCTTACAGAAGGCGTTAATATAGGGGTCAATAATGGCTAAAATGTATCAAGGTGATGCAACAACAACCACGACAGACCAACACTTTATACCTGAGATTTGGTCAGAGGGAATATACAAGTATTTTGAACGCAAAAGTGTTTTGAGAGGTCTTGTAGATGATTTTTCTGCGGTATTTAGTGGGGCTGGTTTTGGTGATGTATTGCATATTCCAGAAATTAGTTTAATAAGTGCAAGTGATAAATCAGCAGGAGCTGATGTATCTTATGATGCAACTGCAACTACAGAAACTCAATTAACAATAAATAAACATAAATATGTTGCTAAGTTATTTGAGGATGTTGCTGAAATACAATCAAACGTGGATATGGTTGCTAAATACTCACAAATGATGGGTGAAGCATTGGCAAGGCAAGTGGATGCAGATATTTTTGCTGAACTATCTAATTTAGAAGATTCTTTAAATTTATCTGATGATGACACTTTAACTGCTGCGAAGTTTGAAGAAGCACTTGCAACATTAGGTGAAAACGATATTCCTTACACAGATGGGGATGTTGCTATGGTTGTTAATCCAACTTTATTTGCAGACATTCTAAATCCAGCATCTGGTATTGCTCAGTACTTTATCAGAAATGATGCAGTTGGCGAAGGTAAT